GTCCGTATTCGTATTACTTGCTCTATATCGATATTGATGTGTTATTATACCTTCAACTGTATCCTTTTTTATTGGACGACCGATAGTTGCATTGACTGGTAATGTTGCATTAAGAATTTTTTCGAATTGCTCACGCCAATCTGGATTAGCTGGATCATTCCAAACAACTGTTTGATTAGACAAATTAGTTCCATTTGAATCTACTACTTCTTCAGTAGTTGAAACTGCTTCAAACTTAATTAATCCGTTAGCACATTGATTACGTTTGGGATTATATGATAGTAACCTTGCTAAACGTAATACTGATTCTCTACGTTCTGCTAATTCAAGAAAATTTTCTCTAGAATTAAGGTCAATACGATAAGAAATATTTTGTCCTAAAAATGCAATAAGATCTATTAATGCTAGATATTCGCTTGATTCAATATAATCATTAAAATCTTCTGGATAGTTATCACGAATATATGCTATCATAGTACGACGTAGACCATCAAAATCGTACGATCTAAAGTCGGCATTTCTAAACGTTTGATATACACGTTTCCAGTCTTCTGCAAGAAGTAATCTATTTTGTCTATTTGTTACTGACATATCTTTTCCCTATTAACTCTATTTATTTGATTTCATTAACCACATACTTAATTCTGTTAAAATCCGCCAGCTTCTTCATCAAATGTTAAACGCATTTGTTCTGAAATATTATACGGTAGATATGATAATGTGCAGTCAACTATAATTCCAGATTCATATTGATCAATAACAATAGCATCTACACTTACTCTTGGATCAGCGTTAACAATTTCAGTAACATTCTGTGCTATAACAGTTTTTAATTGTTCTGTTAATGGTTCATATATAACGTCCCATACAATAGTACCAAATTCAGGATTTTCTAACTTTTCTCCTTGGCGAATATGAAAATGATTTATAATGTCTTGTTTAATTAAGGCTATATCATATAAAACATTACTTCTATTAGCTGGGTCAACAGTACTTAATCCGCGATAAGCTCTACTAGTCGCAACCGGGGTTTGACGCTGTGCTACAGGTACTCTAATCTGTTTGTATAAATCTCTATCTGATATACTCATCTAATCTACCTTCTTTGATTCTTTTTTAAATGGATCAACTGTAGCTGTAAACTCCAACGGATTAACTGCTGTTACTACATTATCTCTATCTGTTAATACAATTTTAAATGCTAACGGATTCATATTTTCATGATGATCCCAAGGTTCATGCATTGGTGCTCTTTGTACTAAAGTACCTGTCATATTACCTGTTGGAACGCCTGGTAAAATATGAGTATTAAGAGGTAGCACCTCCGATGCAAAGTCGGCCTTCGGTCCATTCATATGAATCTTTTCCGCCGTTTCTATATGCTGACTTCCTGACTTAATATGTGTTGATCCATGTGCGTGAAGTTTATTGTCGCCAAATGTCTTAGCTTCGTAATTGCCTGTAGTAGTAACCCAGTGATTCTTTCCGACAAGCATATTAAAATCATTAAGCGTTTCCATTTGGATGTTACCTTTACGGAGTTTAACTGCGCCATCTTCCCCTAATCCAGTATATGTTCCACTTGCTTTTAAATCTATATTAGCACCAGCTTCAATAGTAATATTTCTATCTGCTGTAAAATTAAAATCATTTTCTGTATGCATACTAATACTATCTTTTGCATATACATCTATTTTTCCATCTGATGTTAATTCAATCCATGCTGATCCTTTTGAGTTAGCAATATAAATTAGGTCTTCTGTATTATGTAATAAAATTTGATGACCTGTTCTTGTTCTTACCCTAAATAATTCATTATGTGGTAACTCACGTAATCCGTCAGTTTCACCGAAAGCCACATTAGCATATTCTGGTGGACCGTCACTTGCTGGTGTCTTTCTTAAAAGTTTATCATTACCATCATCCATTACAAAACTAGTGCCACCTAGTCGACTGCGATTTTTAGAAACAACTGAATCAGTTAATCCATTTATTCCTGTTGGTGCTCCAGCAGTTTTATCTACTGGTCCTGGTGTACTAATTCCGAATACTGCACTAGGCACTTCACGTCTAGCACTTGAAGTTGTTGTGCCTCTAAACTCATCTATAAAATCTTTAGAAGCAAACCCTTGAACAATTAACTGATCAAGAAGTCTTTTTTGATATGGTTTTAAAAATTTAGTAGGATCTTGTTTAATTCCTTCTTCAACTGCTCTATTATATTCAGCTACTGGAATTTTTTTACCTTTAAAATCATCAGGAGTTCCGTCAGTTGTAATTGACGTTGCCGCTTCTCCTGGCATAGCAAAATTCATATAACGATCTTGAATACACCCTAGCCAATAACACTGGTTAGGATTGCCTTCTGCAAAGATTACTAAAACTTTAGTTCCAACATCTGGTGGAATCATCCACCAACCATAACTTTGTTGACTATTTCTATAATCTTCACTATTAGTTACTGACCAAGCAGTTGTTTGTCCAGCAAATGGTGACAGATATTTTGCATCAAAAGTTTGTCCAGGAGTTGCACCATCATTACCAGATGTAGTTTTTTTCAATAACTCAACGTGTATAGTTCCCATATAATGCGGATCAAGATGGCTTACTACTCTAGCTTCAAACGGACCTGGATCAGGTATGTGAGATATAGCATCTGTTGAAATTTTTTCTACTAGTGCGTTTAAATAATTAGCCATTACGAGAATATACTCCCTGCTCCAGTACCATCAAGACTACTATTATTTTTACCACGAGTATACGCCGAAGCGTGGGCATAATGTGGAGGACCAGATATCCTATTCCTGCCATTGAAATCTTCAAGATAAGATCCTGAACTTTTATTCTTTTCTGCTTTCTTCGTTTCTACAGCTTGGCCAGATTGATTTCTTTGTCTTAATAATGTTAATTCTTGTTCAAACTTACCACCGGAAAATGATGAATTAACATTTGTTACCCAATATATTCCACTAAACTTTTCTAATTGATGACTAGCTTTAGTATCATTATCTTGAGCTTGATTAAATTCCATTACTCCATTGTATCCTACATCTATCGGAGTTCTAAATGTGATATTAATGTAAACTTGTTTTGATTTATATACCATCTGGCCACGAGGATCAATCATTGCTTTGCCGCCTTTACCAGCACCAGAACTATTATAATTCCCAACACCACTATCACTAATATAATAAGGATCTCCCCAAATTCTTAATTTAAGTTGCATTAAGTCAACAGTATGATTTACTAACGCATTATGAAAAGTTCTAGCAATATCTTCTTTTTCATTTCCTGGAATACCTCGAACACTAGAGCTAGGATTGCCAATAGGGACTTGTCCTACTTTTCTTATACCTCCTTTAACATTACCAGATGAACCTTCTTTAGGTTGTTGTGGATTGCTATTTTCATCATGTGATCGGTTTGTAGCATAAGCACCATGATCAGTGAGATCTTTTTGGTTAGCTCCTTTATCTGGAGATACAGGTGTTAAGAATCTATTTTCAAAATTTATTTCTAAATTTATAATGTCTTTATTCTGTCCTGTATACATATAATCATAATACTTTACAACATGATTTCTAATATCGTCTTCACCATGCATTATTTCACTTGGCTTTTCAGTTACTGAAACGTTAACGTCATAAGGTACAACTCTAAATACATATAATTTAGGAGGCCTACCACGTTGTTCTTCTGCTTCTTTAACAGGAATATTAAAAACTTGTGTTTCTATTCTAAACCATTCTTTAGCACCAGACTCTTTAGTTGCTCTATCTAATAATCCTCTACCATATTCACTAGATAATACTACTTCTTCAATAATTTTATTAATCTTAGTACCTTTTTTAAATTTTATTTCTCTAGTATTTTTAGGAATTTGATTTACTTGTTGTTCAGTTATATTTTTTGTTTTACTATGAGCTAGTTCTTCATTAGTTGGAGATGTTGACCCATCTTGTAGGGGATCAAATACAATTTTTGATTTACCAATACTATTAATATTAGCCTGTATTACTTGATCTGCCTTTAATTCTTCGCTTATATTATTTCGCTTAATAGATACTCCTAAAATCTTTTTAGCCCAAATTTGGAAATCAAACTCTTTAGTTTCACCTATAACCTGTCGTAATTGTGATTCACTTATTTTAGAAGAATTAAAATGCTTAATAGCTTCTTCTTTTGTAAGATTTTTTACACTAACAGCTGAATTAAGTTTTTGTCCTGCTACAGGAGAACTTGCACTAGCTTCTTTAACCGGAAACAAAACTACATATTCGTCAGCAAATATTCTTTCATCTTTTGCTTCACGTTTTAATAAACTAGAATTAATTACAGTTGCTAAACTTCCTGCACCTGATTGTAAAATCTGTTCTACAGTTTCTCCTGAAATTGCAATATCAGTTTTAATTTGTTGTACACCATCTGTTAATGCACCACCATTGTAAGCTATTGCTGTACAATCATATTCTGTCCCTCTTGTAGTTACATTAAAAGTAGATCTTGTTATCATTATAGGCAAATGACGTCCTGATTCACCCGCCATGTCTGAAAGTCGTTTAATATCTCCAACTGTATCATTAAAATCTACTCCTCCTGGCTTTGAAGGTTCTTGTAACCAACCAACCCAGTCTATTGAAAGCATAAATGGAGCACCAAGATAATTCACATGGCCGGCTCGTCTAGCACCAATTTCTAATGCTTCTAAAAACTGCCCCATACTATAAGGTTCTATAACTTTAAAAGTCATTTGATGATATGCTGTAGTTCTTGATTTAGGATTAGGGGAAATAATCGAGTCTATGGTTAAATCTTCTATAAAATATTCTGTTCTGCCGATATTCCAAGCGGCAAGGTTGTTGTTACCAATATCTGTTTCCATTGACGTATCAACTTTTTTACCACCTATACCTTGTGTGCCACCACCTGACTTAATAATTATGTGTTGTGGACCATTCTTCATATAAGTATTATCAGGATCAGCTAGTTCTTCATTTGTTAAAGCACTTAAAGTAATTTGATAATTTGCACTAACAAATCTTTCTAAAGGATTTGCTCGTGGAATAGTTCCGCTTACAGTTACAGTACCTGACTCTTGTCCCTCTATTTTTTCTTCACCTTCGTTTCGTTCTGGCAGTTGATTGGCTATTAAAGCATCTGATCCATCAGAAGATCCTGACGAACCATTACCTATATTGTCTATAGCATTATTAACAACTTGATTATTTGCATTAAGGATTTTATTTGTTTCTGGAACACCTACAATTCTCTGAATATTATTAATATCTCCGGTAACTGCTTTAATTGTCTTATCTGCAATTGGGGCTATATTATTTTTTAGGGTTTTCATTTCTGCTGTAGCTACATTTTTAAATTCAGATAGTTGATCAACACCACCTTTAAAAGATCCTTCAAATTTTGCTATTGTATTTGCAGAATTATTAGTAAACTGATTCCCTAAAGTTTTCAAATTTGAATTAGAAAGATTTGCCTCTTGGACAAGAGCATTACCTTTTGATAATGTTGTGCTTAAAAGATTTTTTATACGACCTGTTTCAAACATAAGTCTATCCTATTTCAGATTTGATATCAGCTATATTTGGTAATAAGATTTCAACGCCAGTTTCTATATCATAAACTGGATCTTCTATAATATCCATGTTTCGTTGTGCAAATACCCACCAAAGTTTTGGAGTATCATATAAATCATAGGCAAGTAAATCAGGTCTATGATTATACTGAGCTTGTATAACGTACGGCGTATCATCAGGTGATGCTGGTATCGGACGAATTTGAAAATATCCTAAAAAGTCTCCCCCATTACTGTATGGAGTATCTTTCCACGGTGATGATCCACTTGGCATTAAATAAATCCTCCAGTATTGTTTCCAACATATCCGCCTTTAACAAATCTTTCAAGGCTAAATGATTGAACTGCACGTCTGCTGTAAAGAGGCTGTACTGTTACAGAAAATAAACTCTGTGCAGGTGCCCAACTACTTCTTGTATCACCAGGACGAGAATCTTGACCCATTGCTTTTGATTGAGCTCTTATCATAGGCCCCATTTCAGCATCTGGTCCAAGTCCACCTTTATATTCACCAATTGATGTTGAAATGTAATCAACTTCTTGAGGCATATCAATTGTAAACTGTACTATAACAACTGGAACATCGTTGAATACATAATCACCGTAACCATTTAGTTTAACTACTGGCGGAGGTGCTCCTTGATTTACTCCAGAGCCACCGTAAAACATTTTTGTACAACTTCTTAGATAGTGTAATGCCGATACCCAATATTGTGCTTCAAAGCCGTTTTGTACAAAAAAGTCTCCAGTAATAACTAGTTGATCCACTTGTGAGTTAGCATAAATTTGATACGGATAATTAGTATGTGTCGGCGCCAACGCATTATAACTTGCACTATGACTTACAAGAACAGCCGGAGTGAACGGAAATACCAAGCTGTTATTTGTTTCTCGTAAAGGGGCTAATAATTGGGATTCAGATCTAAAAGGTTCTACATTGGGTATACTCAAACTTACTCGCCAATCTTGTTCTTGGGCTTTAGGAAAACTACCTACAGCCGCTTCTTTAATAGGACCAATAACCCCATCTGGAAGTTTTTCCTTCCGAGACTCTTTCATAAGACCTTTTGCACTTGTAACGTTTTCAGCTAATTTCTGGACTTTACGAATACCTGGTTCTAAATGCTTTAAATTGGGGGCTACGAATTCATTGACTGCGTCAAACCCACCTTGTATTTTATTTGCTACTGTATCAATTATACCGACCATTTGGCTAATCTCCTACAAGTATTTAGTTGACTTTATTAAGTGCATAGTTTATAATAAGAC